TAGGTATCCCGACCCTACACAATTCGATGGCGGATTGTGTAGGCGGGGATGCTAATCGGCATCGCACAAACAAGGAGGAAAATGAAATGGCACCGTACAAAGAACCGTTCTCCGAATCTGACGAAGCTCTCAAAGAGCGTTTGTTTCGATTCATTGCTGAGTCGATCGACGAAGCAAACAAGATCGGAATCGAGACAGAGATGGTGGTGCATTGCATCGGTTGGGCAATTCGTCCAGCAATTATCCAAACGCTAACATACAATCTGCCTAAATGGTACTGATGAATTCCAGAGGCAAGCCCGGTAAGCACGATCGTTACGTGACCGAAGCGAGAGAGCTCGATTACCGTTGGGTTCGGGATTGGAAGGCCGAAAGACTTCGGCAAGCCTATTTCCGGGAGCAGTAAGTCGATCGTCTAGGGGACGCCAGTAGAAATACCCTGGTAACTGGTCCGGACTGGTTATCGAGAACTGGTGGTTAGAGCGGTCGAGAGTAGGGGGCACCCGAAATCGACCGCCCTAACTCCGTGTCGGGTCGCAATTTTAAGCCACTCGTTCTATTTTTCTTTATTTGTTTGTGAAGCAATGTCGCATTATTGAGATACTCGTTCCAATTTTATTTGTCTTTAATTTGCATTGGGAGTATATGTTTGTCTGTCTGTCATTACCTACAGGTTAGAAGATTCGGTTTCTAAGGGTAATGCTTACGAAGGCCTCTCAGGCGGGGTCTGTCAGGAGCCTCTCGATCAGGCAGCGTGTGTGTACGTTACTCTCTCTCCGAGAGATAACGACACACGCTTTTGTATAGAACTTCATAACGAACTTCATAACGAACTTCATAGACTCGGAATCTGACTATAGCTTCTCCGTGTCACCAGTATAGCTTCTCCGTGTCACCATAACGCTGTGACCAGGGCTTTTGTCCAGGCTATGCAGAAGCTACGTTCCTAAGTATACGAAGCGGCGTTTTCAAGTATACGTGTTTTCGGTCTTTATGAAGAGAAAGACCATCCAACTAACATAAATCCGATAGCTACCTGCCTAGCCGAAATTGATAGTCAGAAAACTCTTGACTTTCGGATAGCCAGTATGGTACAACAGCTAGTATGAAACGAACAGCCAACGGTGTATTTACACCAGTTAACATGCTACAGAGGATATTCAAGCTACTTTCACAAGAAAGTAGACCTATAACAGTAGAGGACATGGCCCAAAAACTTGATTCGACTCCGTCTACTGTTCGTCAGAACCTAGCTGACTTAACAAGAGAGGGATGGGCTAGACAGAGCCGCGGTTTCTATTCTATCACCTTAGAGGGGAGGATTCGTTTAGAGGAAGACCCTTACATCAAGAGGCAAATCTCCTCGAAAAAGAAAACCAGTATCAAGCTTTACGAGCTTCTACCGTGGGATTACATCAAGACAGATAAAACATGCAGATCTGTTCTTCAAGCTAAAAAAACATACGTTCACCCTGTTCCTCAAAGGGAGCTTGTTCCTTATGTATTAATGTGGCTTGCGTCTATGGAGCAAGAACTTCCTTCTTTTGAAGATACTGTCGTGCAAACAGAAAAGGATGACGAAAAGCTAGCTATGATTAATATAATACTTGATTACCTAGGTAAAGTGGCGGATAATGAAACACGCTAGATATTACCAACCTGTAGGTTGCTACTACCTCCTAACACCTCCTACAGAAGACGACCCTCTCTATACACAGAATTACCATTGGTATAAACAAAGCCTTCATCCAGCAATAGCTAGTATTATGGCAGCCACCTATCCAGTCATAAGAGAGTCTTACTGGCGTCGCGTTAATAGCTAATAGCTAATACATTTATCGCTTGACAGCCGTGGTACACTATACCTGGGAGGGCAGACGGCCCTCAGTTGATATCCGATAAAGGGGATTAAAATGCCAGTAGAGTTTGAACTCGGAGAATTTGTTCACTTCATGTACTCAGAGATTGTCTACGATAAGAATGCAAAGGCATCTCGTCTAGTTGTCACTCCGTACTTAGGAACAGTAGTCGAGAGCTATGCAAACGGCCAATTCGTAATTGCTGATAGGAGCATTATTGAAAGAGTCGTTCGTTCAGAAGATGGACTGAGAACCTTCTCTATCTTTGATCATCACGATTCTGAGCCCAAGCGTTTCGAGTCGATTGCAGTTAGGGAGATCCTCTAATGCATAGATGTAATCACGGCGACAATCTTGATCACATCTGTAGCTGCCCTGTAGGTCAAGATCATAACGAAAACCGTTACATTTCTAGAGAGAAGAAGTAATGGGCATACCTTTACATACTGATCTTCGCTTTCAACAACTAGAAGCTGAGGGCGAATTATCAGCAGCCGATTGGCAGAGTCGCTATTCGGAACTGATTGAAATGAACACGATCGGACAGCGCAACATTCTACAACAAGGAGAAACAGAATGAACATCACATTCACCGCACACATTGATGGCAAGGACTATTCAGTCACTGCTGAAGAAGTTCAGGACATTTGGGTACGCTATCAACAGGCGAACGCTCATGCGAGCCGCCTTTCTGAGTACGTCGAATCTCTCAGGGAAATCAAGATGGCTGATCCTGAATTGGAGAAGCTTCTTGACGAGGAATTCGAAATTGCTCGTCGATTCGATCCTACTACTACTCCGGTTGCTTCTGGAAGATGGGTGAATGTTCCAGTATGCAACCTTTGTTGGGCAATTCAGAATCCCGATCGTGATCCAATTCGTGTTCGGAATGCCGATCCTGATACTTGCTACTCTTGTGGCAACACAACTGATTCCGGTATCTTTGTTAGGAGATTCGTCTGATGGCCGCTTCAATCTTTGACGATCTAGAGATTGATTTTTCTACCATGCTCACTGATCCTGAGCCTTTCTATAAGTCTTGTGTAGATGCCGCTGCAGAATTGAAGAGCATCATGCGAGGTAATACTTCGATTGCATCGCATATTGCCAAGGCTCCTAAATTCGATGGCTCTTATGCAGAGTACAATAAGATGATGGTAGAGATTTGGCATAAAGCTTCCGAAGAGCTTCCCGTTTCGGCTTACTTTGAGTTGGCTAAGAGGATGCGTAAGGTTGCTGCCGATATCGAATACCTTGCTCAAAGTAAGGCCGCCCAGGAACTAGCTGAGACTACTCACGTGATGGATAAAGCCACCGCACATGCTCAGTACAAGAGATTGCGTGAAGCTTTGAACCAGTGGCTAGAAGCTGTTAAAATCTTCAACGTCTTTGAAGGAGAAAAGCTCGAACCGATGTCAGGCAATTTCGGGGGAGATCGTGCACTTGTGCACTATATGTTCTTCTTCGGAGAAGGCGACGACGAATACTACAGGAATCATCTTGCAGTCTGTAGGAAGATCGGAATAGATATCCATCACAATGACGGGCGGCCTATGTCCCTCATGGATGTTGTCGAGTACGTAGAAGCTCACCCTGAATTAGGCATCACAGTAAAGCAGATCACATCATGAATCCAGATCACATGCATCCCAATTATGATATGGATGGTTTTCATCATACTGGATTAACTGGTCTTGAAAGAGCCTATAAAGTGAAAGCTGCAAAGAAAGAAGCTTCTCTAAAAGGACAGCGAACTTTCGGAGCTAAGTCCACCCATAAGCTCTCAGAAGAAGATAAGACTGATATTCGTCGCCGAATGAGAGCCTTTGAAAATCCTGCCTCTATTGCAAAGAGATATGGACTATCCAGATCCTATGTCCTCATGATAATGAAACAAGGAGTAAAGTAATGAAAGATCCATACGGTCGGGAATTAATACTGATCCAAACACCTACTTGCATTTATTGCAGGAACAAATCCGAGCTTGAAGTTGTCAAGGATCATTACGATGCTTGGAAAAATGGGACATTAATCCAGAACGCTTTCCCCGAAGTCAGTGCAGATACTAGAGAAATGCTTAAGACTGGAATTCATCCCGACTGCTGGGATACGATGTTCAAAGAAGAAGACGATGAATAAGCAAGTTTACTGGGCAACTCTCAATAGCGTGGACAAGCTTAACGATGCTATTCATGACGTCGTTGATCAATATGAGCACATTGAAATTCTCGACTCTAAAGGAGAGAGACTTGCAGTAATTGTGCCTAGTCTTTCTTACTTTATTCATTATGAGGAAGTGAACGATTATGAATAAGGGGGACATCATTCATGGCGCTTGTCACGATTACGAATTCGTTCGTGACGGCTGCCTTTCTGGGAGTACTTATCGGTGTCCTAATACTGATCCGATCGAGGTCTTCGTACTTGATAAAAATGGCAATCACGTTTGGGGCATGACAACTTGCATCGAAAGGCCTAAGTCATGAGTCTACTCAATTATTACGGTAAAAATAAACAAAGAGTGGTCATTGTCCATGATGGTAGGGAAGTAATTGTTCAAGTAGCCGCAAGGGGCGAACTGCTTACAATTAGTATCCCATCAGCTATATTCTTTGAAAAGATTCAAATAAGGACCGACGATGGAGATTAATGCACGGTTCGGGAAAGAGCCCGAATTCTTCAATATAGACGAAGAGATTCGCAAACTTCTTGAAACTACCGAAACATACGGTGACAAAATTAAAGAGATTGAAGTCTCTCACTATCAGAAGCATAATGAAATTCGTGCTCATATTCAGCGATTGAATAATCAGCTGAACACAATGCATGACAAACATTATGAAGTCCTCCGTAAAGCCAGAGCTGCTTATGAAGAGGATATGCTAAGGCTTAATGCTCTTCGTCGCCAAAAAGAGGAAGAAGCTAAAAACAAGATGCTTGATGATACGGTGCTTATCATCAAGGAGATTTGTGACGGTTACGAAGCGTGGACAAAAGCTCGTGACTATCAGATCGAGGACGTAGTCAGAATAGTTCATCAATACCTACAGGGCTCCTCTGGAATCATGAACGCCAATGAAATGGCGCTTGGTAAAACCTACGAAACTCTTCTTGCCCTAAAGATTTGCATGGAACTTCATCGCCGGAAATTTGGTAAGGAAGCAACAATCCTCTGGCTTACTAAGCTGTCAATTGTGAAGACAGGCGGAACTTTCCGTGAAGCTAAGAGATGGTTTCCAGAACTTAAAGTCTTCCCTGTAGGTGGATCTGTAGCTGCCGGAGATATTGTCTTCGAGATCGCTGCCGAGGGCGGTATTTGTGTCTTGACTAACTACGAGACAATCAAGAAGTTCGGAAACAAAATCCACTGGGACTTCCTAGTAATGGACGAAGTCCATAAGTTAAAGGGCGGAGCTAATAGCTCTGGCCCTACTGCTATTTGGGAGACAATCAAAGGCCTTTCTGTAGGTTTCCAGATGATGTTGACCGGAACTCCTCTTGTCAATAAGATGGAGGAAATCTGGTCATATCTCCACCTATTCGATCCCAATGCTTTTCCAGACGCAAAGAAATTCGCTCGTCAGTTCAACGCCTTCAAAGACATGAGCGGACAGATGAAGTTCACTCTTCAAAGCGAGAAGCTGATGAAGGACATTCTTAAGGGCAGGTTAATTCGTAGAACTGCTTCCGAAGTCGGGCTACAACTTCCCCCAATCCAGTGGATTGAAAAGATCATTCCCCATAATCCTCAGCAGGGAGAATATTATGCTCAGATGCGTGATCGTTTCTTTATCTGGCTTGATAAGCAAGAGAAGGCGCTTCCTGCTGCGGCTATTATTGCTCAGCTTATGCGCCTTAGGCAGATCAACGTTCTACCAGTAGCCAACTTCCGAATTGAGACAGAAGATGGAGGCATTGAAGAATTCAAGCTGGACTGTAGGGATTCCTCCAAGTTGGATGAGGCAATGGATATCGTTCTGCAAACACAGGATCAGGTAATCATTGGCTGCAACTTTAATGAGCCAATGGAAGAATTTGCCTTCCGTTGTCAGGTAGAAGGATTGGTCTGTGAAGTAATCTCATCTGCACATGGAAAGGATCTCGATAAATACGAGGTTGGATTCCAGCAGAAGAAGATTGACGTTCTCTGCGTTAACCTAGCAATGGGAGAGGGACTTAACCTTCACAAAGATCCGACCGAATGGCCTGGTGGTGCAAGAGCAGTTATCTACTTTGATAAGTGGTGGAATAACATGCGCAACGATCAATTCTACAAGAGAGCAGTTCGCCCTTCTGGCGATGCTCGAAAGATCAATGAGCCAGTATTCATCTACGATTTGAAGTGCGAAAATAGCGTTGACTTCTTTGTGCAACAACTTTGTGACGATAAGGCGTTGCAGTTTCAAGCCTTCACTGAATCATCCGAGCTTCGTCCAAAGGATGAATGGAAGAAATACCTAAAGGGGCTCTTATGAAATGTCATAAATGTAATAACACAGGAAAGTTTCGAGAGAAGCTAGGTGTTCTAGTTGGACCTAAGAGCGGGACTCAACAATATGGATGGAAATTTGGAGGGCTGCATTATTGCTTTTGTAATTATGGAGATTTGCTCAGAGAGTTAGATCATAGACAAGAGTTAGGGATGAGCTAAGTAATGTTTTCAATTTTTTGTTGTCGTATTTGTATGAAAAGTGGAAGATACGATCATTGGATAGTAACAGAAAATAAATCTGCTAGAAAATTGGAATCCTTCTGTTCGTATAAAAACGCTTTAAGCTACGTAAAGATGTTGTTGATCGAACAGCAACTTATAGAAATAGAAAGGAATGCAAGATAATGGAAGCAATCATAGAGATACGACCTACAGGGGTGCATGTTGTCTGTAGTGTTTGTGGAACTACAATCAATTCAATCACATTCAGGAGTAACCTGTCTCTAATCGTCAAATTCGTTGAAAATCACTACAAAACTGCGAAGCACTAATGGCAGATCACTACAAGAATGTGGAAGCCCTTCTTTCACTAAGCGAAGGTTACGACCTCGAGAAACTAATAGCTGTCTTTGAGAACTCCGATCTAGAAGTACTGGTTGACGACGTCGCATATGTAATCACCAAGCTTTTCGCCCACTTCTCTCCACAAGAGAAAATCAAGATCAGAAAACAACTGATGGACGAAATTACTGTCCATTCTTTCAAGGAGGAACTAGAAGACTATGACTGAATACGAAGCAGTTTTAAAACTAGATCAGATCAGCGGGGATAGTGAAGAAAAATCGCATAAACAAGCTGATGCAATTCTAGTAGAGTTCGTTCCTATTAGTGTTGCATTGGCGTATAAAGCTGTCGAACTTAGAGCAGGGGGATGGTGGTACGCATGAATAGAAGCATAGAAGAAATACTAGCTAATGCTAGAGCTTTACGAAAGTCTGCTCCTTCTAAGAAGACTAGACCACATAATGAGGCACCATATAAGCCCTATGTTCCACCCCCTATGCAACAAAATACTTTCAAAAAGCTCTACGAAATTCTAGCCCCTGTAGGTTTCAAGTGGGCTGACTATACATACACAGTAGACCATTATTTAGATGAAGATGACTTCTGGTTATATCTAGATGAAGATAATGTACTATATATCAAACATGGTCATGCAAGAGGATTTTCATGTGCTCTTCCTTTACAGTGTCATGTAACAGGATGGCGTCCTTCGGAGGATGCCCCCGAACCATTTAAGATCAGTTTCTACAGAAAGTTCAAGTATGGAAATTGATTTAAATACCATTAACGATCTTCTCTTTAATGTTTATTATGTAGACATGTTAATTAATCTTGGTTATTCTAGAGAAGAAGCTATCTATTTTCGTGATAATCCAATCCTTGGTCCCCCTATTCCTAGGGAACTAGAAATGCGGAGACGTCTTGGTGGGCACCCTGTAGGGAGGTATAGAAAATGTTAGTTGATATTTTAGCATGGGCAATCGGAATCACTATAGTAGTAGTGGTGATTGCTATGCTAATGACTGATTTTACAGATCCAAGACCCTAAGGAGGGATTCAATGTTTGATTTAGTAATGAATGTACTAGGAATTTTTCTAGTAATAGCTATATTTGTACTAGCAAAGAGCCTATAATGACAAAGGATGAATCAAAGATTCTTGATTGGCGTTCCACTGGAAGAAGGAAGGCTAGAAGAGAGTTGTACGAAGCTAGAGTTCCCTACAGATGTGTAGGTTATCTATTGCCTGATAAGGTATCTCGCTTTGAATGTAATAAAACAACGATACATCCTCCGAAGGATGCTCCTAAGTTCTTCAGCGAAATATGGCCAGAAGAGAACCGTGTTCTTAAGTCGCAATTACAAGCTGATCACGAATCCAAAGATTTTACGATCAACATTGTAGAGAAACTCAACTGGAAATGTCCTCCATGTCATAGGAAAGATGATAAACAGACAATTCCAGGCGTAGCACAATCAACAGTAAATTATTGGTAGGAGAAAGAAAATGAAATGTAAAGATTGTGAAGGAACAGGAATGTGGAAATTTGGTGCTACAGAGCATGCTCGATACTTAGCATCAGTGCTTCCTTGTCCAGATTGTAATGGAACTGGCAAGGTAGAGCGAAGTGGTCTAGAGATTCTACTATATTGTGGAATGGCTTTAGCACTAGCTGTGGGAGTTATCATATTAGCTCATTTCGGAGTAGATAATCAATCTGATCCTTCTATAGATAAATTACTTGAAGGAACTGGGGTCACACTGTCGTCTACACCATAGCTCGCTGCCTAGCAGAAATCTCTTGACACGATAGTCTAGGAGGACTACTAGTGAGAGGTGGCCGAGAGGCATATTCACCTACAAAAAGGAAAGAAAACATGACGGACACACTCATTGAGAATCGTTACACAGAAGTGGAAGACGCTTCACAAGTCAGGGCATTCTACAAAAAGATGTGGAATGCGATCGCCGAAATTGATGAGAAGCTTGATGCTGGTTCAGAATCGGCAGGAAAAAAGAAGATCACAAATGAACTAGTGGTAGCTTCCGAAGCTGAATGGAAGCCGGTTTCAGAGAACATCATTGAAGAGATGAGAAAGTTCGAAACTGATGAAGAGCGCACCGGAGTTTTCTACGGTCTTATTCGTGCGCTTTCGGGAGCCTTTAAGGAAGATGCGGAAAAGCTTATCACCGCAGCTTTTGAGTCGGCTCCAAAGACCGAAGACAATTTGACTGATGAGCAGAAGAAGGCTCTTGCAACAGAGCGTTCAGAGCTTGCAAGTCAAATCAAGCTCACTGTTCAAATGGCGGGAACTTTCGGTGAGTTTGAAGAGGGCAACGAATGGCCGCTTCCGAAGAGGCGTGGGGCCGTTGGCAAGCGTGGAAAGCGTGCACTTTCTTTCTACGATTGGTCAATTGATGGCGTCGATCAAGAGGGAGATGCTAATAGCGTCAAGGGAGTTGCAGCAACTCTTGGATTCGCACTTCAGGCAGATTTCACTAAGGCTTTGAAGGAGCAAATGGTCGGAGACAAGAAGCTTGATACGACCAATCCTCCGGAGAAGTTCTCTGTCGAAATTAACGGCAAGACTGTTGTGGCGGTAAGAGGCACAGTTGAGGCTGATCCTAATGAAGTCCCGACTAATCCTTCCGGTGCAGAAGATGCAGCAGAGGAAGATGTTGACGACGATGAGGATGAAGACGAAGACGAAGAGTAAATCTCTTCACATAAGGCTATGACAAAATGTGTGGACCACTGGTCTTTAGCTACAAATCATAGCGTCGAGGGTTGATCGCCTTGAAAAGCGGGAAAATATTCTCGCCGGAGTCTGTAGAGCCTAGGACAATCTATAGGCTCCGTTAATATCGGGATGTAGGCGACACATCCTGAGTGGGTGGGGAGTTTCTCCTTGTGCTTCCCATCCACGAATTCTTATCGGGTACCTAATCCTAGTCCTCAGCTAGTTAAACCCGATAGATCTGCTAGTAGGAAATCAGATATGGGGATACAATACCTACTAGCATTTGGGGCGAGATAGCATTTCCTGGTAATGTATCGGATTGAAAATACATCCGAAGATGGGGGTTCAATTCCCTCTCTCGTCCACTATTGATTACCGACGGGGTAATTAATTGAAAGGAAAAAATGAAGAAGATCCTTATCCCGGCTTTATTGGCTGGATCTATCTTAGTAAGCGTTCAAAGTGTTGAAGCTCACCATACTACCGTATCTTGTCAATCGCCAGGGGTTTGGCTAATCGTAAACTCTGAATCTGACAAGTCAATGACGTTTACTACGGATCAAGGTCATTCTGGTTCAATTGGACCAGGCGGATCAACCACTGTAGGCTACAGTGGAACTTCATTGACAGTCTTTGGAACGTGGTCAAACGGAGTTACGAATACTAATACTGGAAATGGAAGATGCACTTCCGAAACAACCACAACCACAACAACCGATCTTTCAACGACGACTACTGTAACAGTAGAGGAAACAACCACGACGACCGTAGTTATAACAACGACAACAATTGTAGATCCAACAACGACAACTACAATCGTAGAGACGACAACAATTCCGACTTCGACAACAACTACTCCGGCAACGACAAGTACGGCAACGACAAGTACGAGCACTACATTAAATCCTACTACTACATCGGAGCCCCCTAATACTACAGTAGTAACTACAGCGCCTCCAACGTTGCCTTCAACTACTATTGTGGTAACAATTCCTCCACCAATTCCCGAAGAGCCTGTTTGCACAAATTGCTTACCGGCTACTCGATAAAATCCTCCCCCGCCGGAGGACAGGATTGTAGGCTCGGTATTTTCACCCCCAGAAGATACCGAGTCTCTCCTGTATTAAGGTAACCATGAAACTAGCTCATCTCTTGCTTGCTGGAACAGTAATGATTGTTCCAGAATCTGACACTAATCCTATCATAGAAAGAGGTTGTGTCGTTCGGTTCGATACTTTAAATGGGGCTGGAACTAAAGTTGTACCGAGAGTTCTCGATGATTATTTTCATCATTGCGTTGGCGTTACCTCTATCTATGTTGACACAGCAGGAAATCTTGCTATTAACAATACTGGTGGTACCAATGAAATTGTATTCGTCGTTGCCGAAGAAGATGAAACCCTTGTTGATCGTAATATTACTTGCGGTCCGTCCGGCGGTGGGACTATTACTGTGGTAGCTTGTTATCAAAACGGTAATAGAATTAGAGTAGATTCTTTAGCTATATATGGGGCAGGTTCTAACCTATGGATGTATTGGGCTATGTGGGATGATTAAGAAACGACCTACACCGGAGCAGGTTCTTGCAATAGCTAAAAAGAAACACCCAGGAAATTGGCATACATGTCGTACTGATGATGTTCCTGATAGCACTCACCTATCCTTAGCCTTTTCGTGTCAGTCTGAAATTTATCTTTCAGACGAATATTTCCGTAATGGAGAATCTTTAGATGAAGCTATAGAATTCATCTATAAAGGTTTAGTAAAACATATCAGAAGTGAATTGAGAAAAATGTGAAAATCTTAGAACTAATAGAAAAATTAGGTAGAGTTCTAGCTCAAAACGGTAATCTAGAAGTTCTTCAAGAACATGGAGACATAGATAGTCTTAGACTTCGTAGAACATCTGAAAATGAACTTTATGTAGAATTAACGGAGGGCAAATGAGTTATCAACGCAGCCAAGTAGCATTCATTGATACCGAAACTACAGGACTTCATCCTGAGTTTCATAGTATCTGGGACATTGCAATCATCATAGACGAAGAAGAGTATCGTTGGCAAAACTGGGTAGACTCTCTTCATGTCGATGAATGGGTTAAAGAGAACACCCGATTTGGAACTGAATACGATCCAGAAACAGCATTAGCACCTTTTGAGACAGCTAGAAAACTAGAGGAACTCCTACAGGGTCGCCATTTAGTCGGGGCTTGTCCGTGGTTCGATTCTGAGCGTCTTCATGCATTGTGGAGACATTATGGTGATGGTAGAAATCAGATAGAAAACCATAACCATCCTTGGCATTACCATTTGATGGATGTCGAATGCCTTTCGCTTGGCTTTCTAGCAGGGGCTAATGATAAGAATAAGGGATTCCACGAACTTGATCTTCCAATCAAATCAGACTCGCTTTTTAAAGCAATGGATATTGCATCAGCGGGTAAGGATAAACATACTGCGATTGGAGATGCTCGTAAGGCTAAGGAAGTCTTCGAGCATATCTTTGGCGAGGGGATTTGACACGGTTGATAACTGCGGATACACTGAATATCTGCCCACTGTGTAAACGTAGACCCCCTACACCTGGATTTATAACCTGTGCAATATGCAGAAAGGCAGCAGTAACTAGAAAGGAGGGATAATGATTACTTTCACCCCCGACCAGCAGACCGCTATTTTGGAATGGCTGCTTGACTTGCAGTCCTCAGGTCTGACACTTGATGACATTATTAGAGGAATTTATGACGGAACTCTCTTTACCACAGTTGACGAAGTTACTAGTCAGCCCATCTCGAATTAGCACGTTTCAAACGTGTGCCATGAAGCATAACTATGTATACAACTTAGAACTCCTACCTGTAGGTAAGGAACGAAAATTCTTCTTCGACAAAGGAAACTACTTTCACGAATTAGCCCATGTTTTATATAACAACTACAAAGCTGGTGTTGAGCCAGGCTCAGATTTCGCACGTGCACAAATTCTAGCAAGAATTAAGAATGATGTCTCTAGACTAGAGATTCCTAGAGATTCCCACCTGATTCCAGTATACGCTGTAATCAGTCGTGCGATGGTTCGATACATAACAGAGCAGTCTCCAAAGATTGATGCCGGAATTATGGTGATGGAAGTTGAGCATGAGCTTGAACATGAAATCTCTGAAACTCTAGCTCTCTTTGGATACTGCGATCTTATTTATCGAGATTCTCAGGGTCGACTTAGATTAAGAGATCATAAGACAGGAGATAGAGCTTGGACTAAAGCGGACGCTAGGCATTCATATCAGCTATTATTCTACGCCGTCATTCTCTGGATGTTAACTGGGGAAGTTGCAGTCGCCGAAATTAGCTATATCAATACAAAAGACCAGAAAAGCCCCATCACCTATGATAAGGCATTTACTTTCTCAACGGTAGCCTATACCGAACGGGAGCTTGAAATCGCTTATAAAACGATTTGTAAGCAGATCGCTAAGATGTTAGAGTCTGAACCGATCCCGTATTACGCATCCCATTGTGGGTACTGTGCGTATGAGACTCCTTGCATGTTGGAACGCAAAGGGATTGATTCCAGTAATGTAATCAGCCATAGTTTCGTTCACGTGACCAGGGACTCTAAGAGAAAGCACCCCTCTTTCAGTGAATCTACCAGTCACGACTCCAATGATACAAGTACCAATTGACCATTTTATCGTTCGTTTTAAAGATGGAACTGTGAAGAAAATCATCGTAGGGGAAGGTGAGGGTTACTTCAAAGAAGAATTCTTTAAGGGAGCATTAGAGTCTTTTACAACCCATGAAGTTTTTGTTGCTAAAGGAACAGAAACTACAATTCAGAATGGCAAAAAATGAATGAGAAAGCATGTGAAGAGCATGATTTCAAGCCGTGGTTCAATTGTCCAGAATGTTGCGGTAGGCGATCTGAACCTGATAGTGAAGACTGATGGAAATAGTAGGCTTTCAGCCTGTTAGAGAAAGAGTCTCTTTCATCAAGGCTTTAATCTATGGCCCTGCGGGAGCAGGTAAAACTAGATTTTGTGCTGATGCTCCAGAGCCTTGTTGGGAAGACTTTGAGTCTTCTACAGAAACACTGAAACATTGGCCAGAATATTGTGATACTCCGGTGAAGACACCGAGAGATATTGACGAAATGCGACGAGATATAGAAAAGATCGTTCGGGGGAAGGAAGCAAAAACAATCGTCTTTGATTCTGTTACTACAGCTTTAGACTACTTCATGCGCCAAAAATTGGCAGCCGATGTAGCTAAACCGAATTCAAAGAGACAGGCACATGAATTCTGGGAAAAGGATTACAAGTACGCTACACAAGCATTTACCGATCTTTTTGGTTTCCTACAGAATGCACCAATTAATGTGGTCATTATAGGACATGAACGAGTTGACAAGGAAAAGGACGCCGAAGGGAAAACTGAGGTTACAGGTATTTATCCGGATATTACTCCCAGGCTACAACAAGCAGTTACAAGACTTGTGAACGTCGTAGGGTATATGGACGCCAGACCGGCTACAACAAAAGGAGTTACACGACGGCTTTATTTAAATAGAACACGAACCATCGAAGCTAAGAACAGATTAAACATTCAAGATATTTATATCGAGAACCCAACATGGAAGGAAATCTTCGGCAATGTCTGATGATTTTTCAATTGACTTTGGCAAGGCGAAAGAGTTCACTAAGGAGGATCTTCCTCCCGAAGACAACTACACCTTGCTGATTACCGATTACAAGTTGGCTCAACCTAAGAAGGATGAGTCAAAGGGCAAGGGATTCAACGTTGTGTTGGATTTCAAAATCGAGGACTATGAAGACGACAAGTTCAAGGTAAAGCATTGGATTTGGGTTGACAAGGAAAACCCTTGGGGCGCAAAGCCATTCTTTGAAGCATTGACAGGTGAAGACCTGGAAGATGATGCTCTCGACCTTACTGATGTCGATCGATTCATAGGAGACACTGTAGGTTGTGCAATGGTGCATGAATCCTACGATAAGGGAGGCGGAAAACTCGGCTGGAAACTGGTTCCCCAGGGTCCGAATGCCTGGTATTCTGTCTAACTAACAAGAACGTAAACCCCTCGTCTATCCGCATATCGTGCCGTTTGTCGGGTTCCAACTACAAACACAAAGGTCAATAGACACACGAAAAAGCGAATCGGCGAGGGGTTTACTATTCTGGGGGTTTAATTGAATGATCTAGAGACTTATTTAGACATTCTCTTTGATGGACTTGACGGATATGTATATTCTCCAGTTAAAACAGAGAACAGTTTTGATCCCAATTGGTTTAAGTACCCCGCTCAAAAAGACGAACTTGTTTATCACGTTCAATCTGGCGGCGGGGAAGTCTATATTTCTCCAGCGGTCTACTCTGAAAAGAGAGCTACTAAAGACGCTGTTAAGAAAGTGCAAACTGTCTGGGTGGAGTTCGATGGTGCTACCGAAATTGACTTTTCAGGAAGAAAAGTCCCCGAACCTACTCTCATAGTACAAACCAGTCTTTCAACTCACTGTCACTGTTATTGGCGAATACCTGCATCCTCAGGTCCAACAGTTGAGAACATAAATCGACGACTGACATATCACCTACAGGCTGATTCGTCTGGGTGGGATTCAACACAACTACTACGTCCTCCTGGTACCTTCAATTTCAAACGAGGAATGCCGGTTGAGTTACGTCATGCGAGTAATGAAGCTTTTACTATAGAAGTCTTCGACTTCGTTCCAAAGATAACTTTGCCTCCTAATCAGGAGATTGAGATTGGAGCGCTTCTAAAGGTTGAAGACATCCTAGCGAACCATTCCCTTCCAGGGAAAGTCTTACGGATGGTAAGAAAGGAAGCACCAGGAGAACCCTACAGGTCATCCTTCTTAACACGTCTTGCTAACGAATTGGCAGAAGAGTCTTTGACTCATTTGGAGATTGTATCTCTGCTGAAACATGCAGATGAGAGAATCCAAAAATTCGCTCTTCGGACAGATCAAATGTCCCGTCTTTCGCAGCTTGCGGATTATGCGATCCATAAGCATTCCGCCGAATCTGCTATTATCGTCTACAACGCAGAGCAAATTCTCAAATACGTTGATGACCTACAGTGGGTGCTTCCAAATCTGTTATCAACTACTGGTCAAATGCTTATTGCTTCGGCGCCAGGTGTAGGTAAAACTCAGCTAGCTTTACAGCTGATGTATCTCTTAGAGAGACAACAAAAATGGGTTGGATATCAAGCCTCAGAGCTACATAAGCCTTTGCTTCTATCTCTAGAAATGGATGTTCGATCAGTCAAGTACATAATCTCTCACCAAAAGAAGGAATGGGGAGATTTTATGCCTCAGTTGAACATGATTGACGAGCGAGCTAATTTAGCTGCATACGAGGATATCATCGATGAATTACAACCCACTGTAGTGATTATCGACTCTCTTACCGAGTTATTTGATGATGCTTCGGAATCAGCTAATGCAGAAGCTCGAAGAGCAATGTTGTGGTGCCGAAAGATACGGCGTAGATATGGGGTCGCAATAATCCTCATTCACCATACTAGAAAAGCTACTGAAGGAAACAAAAAGCCTAAGTCTATTCACGACATTACAGGCTCATTCCAATTCGGTAAGGATTCGGATACCGCAATAGTCTTGTGGGAAGAACGTAACGGTGATATTGAGTTTGGAATCGTAAAGGCCCGCTTCGGGCCAAAAGGCTCTTTCTTGATGGAGCGCAACGAGAATCTATGGTTTGTGAGGAAAAATGCTACTGACGAACAACGAGCAATTCCAGCAGATACGGGAGGAAATTCAGAAGGCGAAAATCTTAGCTTTAGACACGGAGACGACATGGTTGGAGAAACACGACCCAGAATCCCTACGCAAACTTTTAGGACTCGCAATAACGACTTCACAAAATAGCTGGTACATTCCTGTAGGTCATCTGCCGTTCGGAGGAATTCCACAGCAGAATTTCGTAATTCCATCAGATCTATTTATTGACTTCTCGGGGCCAATTATAGCACATAACATGAAGTTCGACTACAACGTCCTAGAGAAGGCCGGAATCAAACTACCTACAGGTGCGCTCGAATGCACGATGATGCAATCAGTCTACATAGACGAAAACCACAAACCTGTAGGTCATGAGCTAGATGAAGTTCTTACGAAATACTTAGGTGAGAAAAAGAAGAAGATTGAGAAAAAGGCAATGAAGGCCTTTGGGTGGGAATCAGCGCCTACTCATTACATGGCTGAATACGCGATCCAGGACGTTCAACATCTCCCACAACTCCGAGAGAAACTCCTTTCAAAGACAGAAGCTAAACATGTGAAATTGTGGGAGAATGTTGATCGACGATTTATGCTACTTCTAGCGGAAATCGAAAGACGTGGACTCCCAATAAATAGGACTCTCTGTGAGAGTCTGGATCAGAAGTGCGATATTCGTCTAGATGAGATTCAGCAGGAGTTGGGATTTGATCCCGCCAAGCCGACGCAATTACATCCCAAACTCTTTGCCGATCCTCCACTCGGTTTAGGGTTAAAAGTTCCATCTCGTACTCCTAAGACTGGGGTACCACAAGTATCATTATCGTGGCTTGCAGGACAGGGTCATCCTGTCTGCGCCCTCATACATGAGTATAGGAAAACTGCTAAGCAAAGGTCAAGCTATTTCTCGTCGTATCTTAGGCTCACTACCAGGGACGATCCAATTCTTTACCCAACTTTCAAGCAGCATGGCACCGAGACAGGCCGCTTGTCATGCGAAAAGCCCAACTTACAACAGATACCAAGAGAGGAATGGAAGGATGCCTATGTTAAGAAGCTATTCCTCCCCACCACAGGCAGACAGCTATGGGAAGTGGACTTTCGGACAATTGAGTATCGTTTGGCAGCGGTATACGCTCAGAGTCGTATCCTCCTTGAACTATTTGAAGCGGAGGGAGATTTCCATCAACTTGTGGCAGATGATGTTTCGGCTCAGGCTGGTGTCAGTATCGGCAGACAACAAGCTAAGACTATCAATTATCTCATGTCGTTTGGAGGTGGTATTGAGGTCCTCCAAAAACAACTTGGTGTGTCATATTCAATTGCCGCTAAGATTCATGCAGGCTACAAAAAGGCTTACTGGGAAATCTTCGCCAGAGCAGACGACGCACAAGCAGTAGCAGAACAATACGGACAGATCGATATGTGGTCTGGGAGAACTAGACACTTCCAGTACCCATCAGAATATAGATCGGCGTTTAACTCGATTATTCAGGGCGGGGCATTTGAGATTGTTAAACGCAGTATGCTTAAAGCTCACGATGCAGGAGCGTGTATCGTTAATCAGGTACATGATAGCATCTGGCTTGATGTAGATAGTGAGGCAGATACGATCGAGATACAAAACATAATGGAAGGCTGGACTAAAGCAGCCTTCGGACTTAGCTTTAGAATGGACAGAAAGAGACTAAACTAATGGATGATTATAAAGGTGGGCCCTTCCCACTAGCCTTAGCTAGATTTATACAAAAATATCAACTTCCTGTTAGTGCTTGGAGCGCAGTTCCAGATTTCGACGCATATGAACTAGTCCTTGGATCTAGAGATATAATTAGAGTTTCTGGCCCAACACTAATGTATTACGAGGATTAGCATGGCACTAATAGACAAAGAACTTGAATGGTGCTTGTGGAAGCTTCCATTTCATAAAATTACTTTTGCTGAACCTGATAAAATTCAAGAAGTGATGTACTCTATAGTACGTCAATTTATGGCAGCATTAGAAGAACGAGGATTAGAGATAGTAAGAAAGTCATGACTGGACAAGAACACGAAATGATCCTGAAAGCAGGAAGAGTTGCTACAATCCACAACGCAATTAGAGAATCTGCTCTCAGAGGAAAATCTATTGACAATATCGTTCAGAAGATGGAAGATGCTCTAGATGATCTCTTAGAAGCATATTTCCTCTACCAAGAGTGGAAGAAAGAGAATGAAGCTAGTAAGAATTAATGGATACTAAAGTGAATAGAGAAGTAATCGAAGCATCTGCTAGAGAAATATACCCTAAGGTTAATTGGCATGTAACAGAGCCGTTTGGTAATCCAAATGTAATTAACATTATGGGCACTATCTCTTTCTATGCACAAACAAACTTAGAGAAAGCAAATCTGGCTAAAGTAGAAGAACATGCATCTAAGATGATAGCAATAGAAATAGAGGGGGCATATGCTGCACTCGAAGCACTTATTCAGGATTGGTTAGAGAAGTGAAAATTTACGGAATTGAATACGAAGAGCATCCTAAATACCGCCTAGTAAAGATCGGGAATGTTTGGACTACGCCAGAATACGTAGAGAAAAATCATGTTCCTCCAGTAGTTTCAGAAGAACGAGAAGAGCTAGCAGCAATGAAGATTCACCTACTCACAGATATGAGAAAGGAATTACGTGACTTCTACGAAGATTCTGGGGCTTGATCCCGGAAAATCAACAGGATGGGGGCGCATTACGGTTGAGAACCGACAAATCTCTCTAGGAGAATTCGGAGTCAGTAAAGATATGACTCTAAGCGATATCGCCCACCACTTTGCAGACGTAGATATAGTGGTCTATGAAGGTTTCTGGATTGATCCTAAACTTGCACAGGCTGGATTTCTAAACTACGATGAGATGCCAGCACCACAGGTAATCGGTACCATTAAGACGCTTGCGAAACAGCATGGAATTCAACACGTAGAGAAGCAAAATGCCTCTCTAAAACCGCCGGCTTATGGTTTTGCGGGAATGAAATACGTTCGTGGAAAGAAGAATATGCACGCTCAGGACGCAATAGCTCATGCGGTTTACTACGCTGTAAAGAAACTACAGGCACGCCCAGTACGAGCGAGCGTCTAAATAATCTTCGTCTCTGTTTTTCATCAGTTCCACCCCACACACCTTCTTCATGATGTTGAATAGCATACTGGAAACATTCTTCTATTACAGGACACGGTTGACAAAAACGTCTTCCTGCTTCTATCTCCTGTTTAATTTGAGAATAAAACATCGATAATTCATTGACAGAACATATCTTATGCTTTTGCCAAGAAAGGTCATCTTTCATGGATTTTCCTTTGATCTTCCCTGTAGGTACTAGAATTCTAATTCGAGACTCTGTTAGAAGGTACGGAGGTCAAATTGGAAAAATACGAGTCATTAGCCGAGTAGGTAGTATAGAGTACGGAATTTCATTTGGTAAATCTAAACGGGTAACCGCCTGGTTTTTAGAGAAAGAGTTCAGCGTCTATCAACCTAAATTTCAACCCATCATTTCGTTTAGAAAGAATGCCTAGCCTCTCAGAAGGCTTATTTTAGTTGTACTTGACGAGCACGTCCCTGTCAAGGGGCAATCGCTCAGCGGGCCACCACGGGCGCCTGAGTAGGCCTCTGACCTGGGGTTATGCCATCCATCAGGGGGCTGACCGAGGGTAGGCAGACATCGTAATTAGGAGGAAAAACTAATGGAAAATTGCGTAGTTGAAGGTTGTAAGAATTTTGTAGTCTACTACGTAGCAAATCAAGACGGATCGCCAATCACATTATGTGAGGAACACACTTCTATATTCCAATCCGCTACAGAAGCTGGACTAACACTGGCAGAAGCAGTAAAGGAAACCCAAAAACATGGATAAACAACAATGTGATTGCTACTTTTGCATTGCTTTTCTAGAGCTTTTAGCTCAGATAGATAAAGCTCATCCGAAAGGATGGTGCGTATATTGCAATGATTGGAAGCCTTGCGGACTAACTCATATTATGGAGCCATCTGCATCTGTTCAATTATACCCTGCACATCCATTGATGTTGGCTGCTGGTATGGAGATACAAACTCTTGGTTATAAGAGACACCTGGCAAACGATTTGCCATATCAATGGCAGCCTGCGGAGTTGCCACTGTACCCAGAACCACCCCGGTTGTTTGATCTGTAATTCTATACATGAATTCACTAGTAATAGTAATTCTGTACCGATCCTGTGAATGGTTGAAATCACCAATAGGATCTTCAATCAAATTATCGAAATTGGTATTCTGTTGCTGCAACTGTTGTCCAGCAGTAATCTGACGAGCAGGAATACCTAGACCAGCAAGTCTATTATGGAAGACATCTGTAGAAGTCAACTGCTCCCAAACAGGATCACCTGTAGGTGTATCAGTCAAAGGATTAGGGATACCCAGTTCTTCTTCTATATCTCCTAGCAACGGAATATTATCCATAAGATACTGTAAACCAGACTCATCCTCAATGGATCTTCCAGAGAAGAGTTCATTTCCAGTAGCTAGTTCAATTGGTGCTTGAAAAAGAGGATTCAAATTAGACAGAACATTCTGAGACAATTCTCCTACATCGGAGGAACCAAGAATGTCCAATGCACCAAAGGGAAGAATATCAGCAGTAATAGCCCACGGCTCTTCTTCATCAGTCAACATACCAAAACCAATATCTCTAATATATTGTGGAATATTGTCTGCGTTGAAGTTATCCGCAGCAGAGCCATCGTTGTATTCCATGAACCTGTTTACAGCAGCGAAGAAACGAGGATTCTGGAACATTTGCTGTAAAAGCAAAGGAATGGCCTTACGCAAATACGTATAGAACGGAAATGCCAAGGTCTTAATAGTCTTCTCCCAAGGCAGCAAGGCAGAATAGTCGAACTTGTAAGCATTAACTCTGCTGATAGCTGCATCAGAAGCACGTCGCATTATTTCATCTATATCTCTATGACCTGCCCTCCACAAAGCCTGGGCTTCATCTGTGTAGGCAGTAATAAAGTGAACAAGACGAGGATACATTTCCCGCTTGTCTGCAAGCTGGGTAGCCGCATTAGATACTGCTCTACCCATCCTTCTAGGAATTGCTCCAGCCGTCAAACTTTCAAAGGTTCCAAATTCCGTTCTTACGAAGCCAGCATCAGCATTCTGCATATACTGAGCAACGAACCCGTCATGAGTAAAACTGAGTCCTGGAACGATATCGTAGTTACCTGTACCACCAGCTAGTTTCCTGGCTCTCTGCCTAAGAACGTTGGCGTAGTGCTTAGGATTAACTCCATCTAGCAATCCCATGAAGACGTCACCGATGAAGTTCTTCATATGGAAGCCAGGATAAGGAATAGTTAGTCCCTTCTTAAGCTTTCCGATGACGTTTGCGAATGCTCGGCCAATTCCATTCCAATCTGCTGTTGACCAAGACAGCATCTCATCAACTGTCTTATACAGTTCCCAAATTGGAGTGGGAATGTAAAATTCCCCGCCCTTCGCTTTACGGGCAACTCTGTAGGAATGTTGCAGCATATTTTCTGAGACTCTTGTGAGTCCTCTAGAAGTCAATGCTTTGTCAGACAGACGACCTACAGGGTTGGTTCCATGCACAGCGTAATTAGTTACAAGATCTTGCAAGAAGGTAGCTCGAACAGAGTCTCTTGCCATCTTTAGTCGTCGATGGTAAATAGCGTCAAAAGCGTCTTCGATCGGTTTCAATCCCATCTGTTGGGCTTTAGCTAACTTCCACTCACCCACACCAATAACACCTGGCTTATGAGCATCGATCTTCCGTCTTTCCTTAAAGAGAGTTCGATTAGCTTTTGTGCCACTCTTATTGTAGACGGGGAAATAGTTGTCAACTTTTCTAGAACCTCTACCCGTAACAGGACGAGCACCTAGAGCCATTTCCTCAGCGAATATATCGTCTAGCATTTGTCGTAGACGAGCTAGCATAGCGGCTTTATCTTCGCCACTTCTTACAGATTTTCCAACTAGTGGAAGACCATTCTCTAGATGTCTTCCGAATTCTATTCCTTCTTCTCTAGTGAACTTTCGAGCCATAGCTTCAAGTTCTTTACGGAAGTCATCCATAGCGTTGAAGCCTAAAGCCCGTGCCCGACCTAGTTTAAGAGCGAAAATGCCTGGAACTTCATGTTCAAAAGCTAAACCAAATCTGTTTCCTCTATTCGGGAAAACATCGTCCAACTTCGATCCTGCCCAAGCATAAGCTCGTCCAACCGGACGGATCGTAGTTCCCGGAACCCTTCTAGAGCGTCCTCTTAAAGCAAAGGTTTTTCCAGGACCTGTACGAGTAGCTCCAATACGAAGTCCTAGCGACCTGTAGGTTGGATTCTCTACTGCCTTAAAGATTTCAGCGTAATGTGGATCTAGAGCAGATTCGTACTTAGCTACGACTTCTCTATATGCGTTGTCTACAAGACCTTTAGGAATCGTACGGAAAGCTAAACCGTCTACGATATCATCAGCCGTAGAACCTGGCGGCATACTAGCCAAGAGTCTAGTAATAAACTCATCAAAATCAGGGCTAGCCCGCCTAGCGGAAGCGATCATACCTACAGTAATGCGCCCAGAAGATCCGTAACTCCACATATCATCTACAGAAGTACGAAGACCTTCTGTCATGGCTGTACGAATTTCTTCAACCGTCTGATTAGCTACAGTTGAAGGGAAGGTAGTATCGTTCATTATGCTTGTAGCACGATTACCGCCACCCGCAACAGTTACAACAGCATTATTGAAATTATCCCCCATAGCCGCTTCAAGTCTTCTGATAAGAAGATCAGGGTCATTGGCGTACATCGGGACGTTCTGAATTAGACCTGAATTAGTAGCGAATTCATCAGTCTGTTCACGAACGGCGTTAAGCAAAGTTTCTCGAAGAGTAGCTTCCGTCGCTAATTCACCCGTTTCCCGCATAACTCTTGGGGCAGCAGGAATAAGAACATTAAGAGGGTCAAGGAATAGTTCGCCTGCAAGACCAACACCCTGAGCTACTGTTTGCTCTAACGCAGGATGAGCTTCTTCAAAGTCCTGAAGAAAGCCCGCCCCCATAGACTCATTATTCTTAAGAGATTCGTATACTTGACCGAATCCAGTTCGTTCTTGTCCAGAAAATCCTTGCCAAAAACCAGAGCCTATATCTCCAAGGTCATCAACGAAAGCATCCCACCCCATACTTTCCCCATTAGGGTAGTCTTCTTCTTCTTTCCCAGCTATAGCGTTAAAGGCCTCAAAAATACCAAAGGCAGGTCGAGAAGCAATATTAAGACCACGTCCTATAATTGACTCATCAAAGCTTCCTGGGCCTACTCCAGTTAAAGTATGAAAGGCATCCTGATACCAAGGATAATCTCTTTCAGCTTCCGCCTCATTAGCATTATTGATAGCCTGTTGCTGTGCAGCCGTCTCTTGATATTGGTCCATAAGACGTTCTGATACATTAGACCAAACGTCTTCAAAGGCACCCTGAGTAGCTCCACCAGAACGACGCCCACCACCTCCACCTGGCTGGGTATTGAATTTTCTAGTAATTCTAGAAGGAATTCCCGGTGTTCCTCTAGCGATACGACGAACCATGGCTGGACGATTAATGTCCATATTCCCACGATATTGGACTCTTGGTCCAGAATATCCAGGCCTATCCCTGAACATCCTTTCCCATTTGTCTTCCCACGTTTCAGCCATTAGAACTTACCAAATCTAGGTGGAGATACCTTCCTAGTAGCATTCTTTAAAGCGTCTGCAAGTCTCTTAGCAGCGATAAGCTGAATATTTCCACCAGCGGGCTTAGGATTAGATTGAGTCCGCATGACTGGCTGATTGATAATCTTATCAGCATTGAAAGCAGCAGGAGCAGGAGGGGTCCAATCAACTAGAGGACTCCTATAGCTTCTACCAGCACTCTCTCCAAATCCACCGTAGTTATCAGGAGATGGTTCAACAATTTGCAGATCAGCTGGATCGACATAGTTAAGATCACCAGGACCAATAACCTGTGCAGATAGAGCAGGATCTTCCGTATCAGAAGAAACGGCATTTGTCTGCTGTTGACGCTCTTGATCCAAGAGATAGTTCTGAACTAGAGTAGCTTGGAAATTTGCATTATTAGTTTGAGCAAAATCTCGCAATTGTTCAATCAATTGATTCTCATGCTCAATTTCAACCACCTCATCAGGAGTCATCGCATCGTCCTGGTAATAGTCACCAGGATCGATTTCTTGCTCAAATTCCTCAGTAGTACCATTGAAAATTTCACGTGCTCGCCTACGTTGTTCATCCGAAAACTCTTGCATAGCAGTCAAAAGATCATTACGAAGCGTACCGCCCCATTGAATTGGCTCGTTAAGCTCAGGACCGAATTCATTTTGAATGTTAGCTACTAAGTGCTGAGCTACTCTTTGTCCTTCTTGGATTCTACGAGCTATGTTCTGAGGAATTTGACTCTGTTCCTCTTGCGCACCTTGCATAGCCGTTTGCAGAGCTTGCGACGCCAATGCTTCTGGAGAAAGAACAGTATCTGAAACTGCTTCTTGATATTGAAGCGGTACATCCACTCCTTCGCTCGCAAACATATTAAGCACAGCAGCTTGCTGTCCTCTGCTTAATGTGGGGAATGTATCATCCCAGTAGTAACTTAGAGCATTGTCATCTCCAACATATCTACGAGCTGACTCTAAGGCCTCGTTAAGAGAAGCTGCATATTCTTCAGTAGTCATTTCCGCTTCTGACGCAGGAGCAGTAGCTCCAGGAGGGGCAGAAGGGAGATCAGATAATGGCGGAGTATACTCAGGAGTAATACCCAATACATCCTCAGGGGACATGCCTTCTGGAATTCCTGCCCCCTGGTTTATAGTAGGCATTGTTGCTGGAATAGGAGAAGTAACAGAATTAACAGTGTTACCAGGAAGAACAGAATTACGAACGTCTTCTACAGAGCCGACCTCATCAAGATACTGTTGCGCCCTAGGAACATTAATAGGCTGATTAACAGGAAGGTATGCCTGCTCATACAAAGCCTGCTGCTGTAGGTAATATTCTCGTTCTTCGGGAGAACCAAAGATAGGCTCTTCGCCTCTTTGAAGGCCACCCTCAGGATGATAGAAATGTTCTACTGCTTCTGTTTCAGGATTATCAGCAAGATTAGCCTGCTGCATATATTGCATCATTTGAGAATCAAAATCAGCAGCAGCACCTTGATTCCAGATGGTGTTGTTCATAATACCGAGGTTACCTAACTCAATATCAGCCACGTTATTCGTGAATTCTTCAGTAATTCCTTGTCCAACATCTTGGGGGCCAGGACCATGAGTCCAGATCATATTATTGATGAATTCACGATCTTCATCAGAAAGACCTGGCATTTGAAGAGCACCTAACCAGAAACCAGGATCATACTCTCGAACATTACTAGTAGCTGTAGTTGTGGCTTGATCTTGGAAACGAACATCTGCATCGTTAAAATCCCAAAGACCTTCCGAATCCGATCCAGAAGATCCACCTCCATAACCTCCGCCACCTCCGCCTCCACCACCAGATCCACCTGTTACTTCTTGTGCTGGTAAACCATAGGTAGAAACATCAGCCATCAGCTGATTGTAGTAATCCTGTTGTGCTTGTTCTTGTTTCCTGAACCATGCTAAATCAGTAGCTTGATTGGTATCGGCTGTCTCGTCCATTTGGGCAAGACCACCTGCGTAAGAACTAAAAAGAGGGTCACGAGCAAAAGCGGCGGCATTAGGATCATTAGGATCATAATTCGTACCATAGAGTTCTTTCATCCATTCTGCGCCTGAACCCATAATATCGCCAGTAGTAGACTCATAGTCTGCGTTGATCTTAGCGATCATTTCGGCAATATCTACAGGAACTGTACCAGCCATTTGCGAAATAGCGAGAATAGCCTGAATCTGTTCAGGAGCCATTCCCTCTTTGAGAATTCCCTTTTTCAACAAATCAGCCACTACAGGATTTGAAGCCGCCATAGAAGCTAAAGTAGTAACAGGAGCCGCTCCCCCATAACCGCCACCTCCGCCAGAAGAACGACCAGTATTACGCATACCTCCCGTATTACCCGCCGCAACTTGTTGAGCTAATCCAGCAATTCCTCTGGCATTAGATCCAGCATTTCGACGGAATATTGCAGCCCTTTGAAGAGCTTGCATTACATCATATGGGTCCGCAGCCATGTTTACCTCGTTCTAACGTACCGCTCTCTTGCAAGTCTCCGTAGAAGTTCTGGAGTCATAGACATTCCACTTCTAGGACCACGGTTCTGTCTTTGTCGAGCAAATCTACCGGCAGTTCCTCCACCTACAGTAGTAAAGCTACCTGTAGGTGCTGTAGGAATTGTAGGAGTAGTGATTGGGGGAGCAGGGGGAGCAGTAGTAGTTCCACCCGGAGGAATAAGAGCAGTGGGAGTTCTAGGAGCAGTAGGAATAGGAGCAGTAGGAATCCTACCTCCACCTCCGGTTCCAGTATTAGTACCACCAGGAGTATAAGTACCCCCACCTGTATTTGTAAGATTTTTAGCAGTATTAGCAAGTTGAATTGCTCTTTGAACAGCACCCAAAGCATTTCCTGCTTTATTTACAGGATTAGAAGGAGTTACTAAACCAGGACCATTCATAACCTTTTGCCCTGCAAGGGCTTGTCTTGCAGTATTTGCAAGATCCATTGCAGTTCCAGCAGGAGAACGAGTAGTAGAAACTGCTGTTTCAAAAGCGCCCTTAGAACTAAGTGGTCTTCCACTAGAAAGAGTTACTCCCTGAGGACCATTCAAAGCTTTAGTTCCGGCAGGAGTTCCAGGACTAGTTTGAGCAGTTAAAGACCGAGCTACAGCAGGTGCAAGAGGATTAGTAGCCGGTCTAGCATTAGTAACCGGTGCTCTTACTGGAGCAACAGGGGCAACAGCCTTTTTTACAGGAGCAGGTGGTGCAGCAGCTTTCTTTGCAGGAGCGGCAGCTTTAACCGGAGTTGCTGCGACCTTTTTAGCTACTGCTTTAACGGGAGTTGTGGCAACCTTCTTAGCAACAGCTTTAACAGGAGTCGTTGCTACTTTCTTAGCTGGTGGAGCGGCTGCCTTTTTAGTAGGTGCAAACCAAGATGGTGGATGCCATGCGTTATCAAAAGATGAATAAATCATCCCAGCATTATTAGCTGGACCAGATTGTGCTACGGTTCTAGGCTGCGGTCCAGCCTTATTAGTATTACTGGAACTACTCTTTTTTACTGGTTGAGAAGACTTTACTGTCCTCGGAGCCGGTACAAAACCCTTACCAAATGCCATGATTACCTCGATTGCTGTGTGAATCCTAGACTAGCTAAGAGTCTTTCTGTATCATATTGTTGTTTCGTCTCTAGGCGTCTACGAGCAATCGTAGCTAGATCAGTATTAAAGCCTTGACCTGCTTCACTTTGCTGACGGTTGTAAGCATCACGGAGCTTAACCCCCGAAGCCATAGAAGGACCAGAATGTAGCATACCACGATCTGCCATCCCTTCCTGATTTTTTAGAGCTGTGTCTGTGTAGCCCCGTTTCATCTTATCAAGAACGGAGTTATAATTGATTCTTCGACGATTCTCTTGATCGTCGAGATTTGCTCTAGTTCGACCGTAGTCCAGAGTCAGAGCATTAAGAACTGCTGGATTGACTGCAACCATTTAGACCTCTTCGTTGGGCACAGCCCAAATTACACCTAGTGCAACTAGGAATGCAATTGCAGCTGTAAGACCTTCCTGAACAGAAAGCTTTTCATCGTCCAACGCAGTTACTAGCGCAGCTAAAGCAGCTACTAGTGAACCTACAAATGCCTTAAGATATGCTTTCATTTCATCTCCTGGAATGGAATATATACAGCCCTACAGCAATGATGCCAAGAACAATTAAAATTAGAACTAGCGGATGCAGACCTAACCACGTCTCTACTGCAATATTGTTATGTGCTGGAAACATGACAGTAGAATACCATTTCTTTCAGGTAGGTGTCAATCTTCCCTAAACCGTTTTTTCAATTCTTCTTTTAAGTCTAGAATCTCTTGTTCACACTTGTCAACTCTAGCTTCACTTCGTTCAAGTCTTACTCGTAAATCTTTATTATCATCCTGGATACTTTGAATAAACAAAGCTATACCGGGTTGAGCAGTAATCTCATCAACTGCCTTAGATTTCTTAGTATCTCGGATGTAGAGAATAGCACCGCCCAAAACGACGGCCACCCCGCTAGCAGCTTCACCCCAACTCATTTGCCATTCTTCTCCGTCATAGGATTAACAGCTGGTTCAGTAATCCACGGTCTAATTACAACAGCGAGACCGATTATGTATATAGGCAATTGCAAACTAGCAGGACCATCATACCATTGTTGTGCATTAAGTACTCCCCAAACTAAATTAAGAAATACAAAACCCCCTAACAAATGACGCGTTATTACTAAGTTAGGGACTAAAACAAGGAAGATAAATTGACTAACACCAAGTCCAAAAAAGACTATTCCTATAAGCACGTTTGGTATATTGAATGGCTTAAATGCTGGAGTCCATATCCAAAAATTAATAGCTAAACAAATACTTAATATAGAAATATTTCTAATAGTTCTATATAAAGCAGGATGAGTATCACTTATTTTTATACGTTTATGCTCTTTAGGAATCATCAAATCAGTTCTTCCTAGAAAACCAATTTACCTAGACGTTCTGTCATAGTCTTTTCATCATAAATTGGACCATCACCAGCAGTTTTGATAGGAGCACCAGTATCTGGATTGATTAAACCAACTTTAATCTGTTGCGCAAAGACAGGACCTCCAGTCCAGTGACGTTCATATCCATCACCAACATAAAAGGCTCCGTTATTCGGAAGCCTTGCAAAAAATGGGAATTTATACATTTCTTCTCCTAAATCAGGAATTGGAACAGGAACAGGAGCAGGGGAAGTCCAAGCTTTGAATGCTCGCTTAATAACATTTGGATCAAGAATAGCATTCATATCCATGTATCGATCGCCCCAGCGAATTCTAGATCCAAATTGCCACATAGACGGAAGAAGTCCACCTACATTCCAGTCCCAAACAGAGTACCTAGGCATCATGTCATTATAACGGGGTTCACACTCATACTCCCCCAGAGGATTCTGATTCCCGTATCGAGCAAGTACGAGATCCATTGCAAGTTTAGTAAGATCTGGCGATCCCATAGACTGCCAGTAATACTTGCCCGTATAAAGAAGTGTTACCTTGTAGCCCTTCTTACGCATCTCATCCACATAGGATGCCATATTTGTGAACGAACATGTAGGATCTTCCCAGTCTACCATAATAGGAATAGTAGTATCCTTTAAAGCAGCGGCAGTATAGATTGCCTTCATAACGGGCGACATCTTGTCTACCCAAACATAAGCAACGAATGGCTTATTGTTTTTCTGAGACAATTCCCGCATTTCATCAAAGGACAAATCCTTTTTTCCAGACTGATGAATACAACGCCAAGCTACGTAGCTAATGCAGTCCCAGTCTTTCTGCGTAAGACGAATACCTTTTTGATAAAGAGCACCATCAGGACCGAAATACGTCATCTGTATCTCCGTTTATCTACCTTTTTCATCTTCTTCAAACGATTTTGAGCAGCACGTTGCACATTAAAAATATTACCAGGCTTAGGCGCCATAGACAAGCCATATTTTGCAGTTCCTCTAGCGAATATACCACGATTAGACCTAGCATCCTGTAGACCTAACAAACTTTTTCTAGTAGACATTCTTTCTCCTATGTCTTGATTGCAAAATTAACTTCTAGATGAGCAGAAACAATGGAGAATGCCGTTCCTGATCCCGCATTACCTGTATTTGCCGTAGAAGGACCACCCGTGCTTGCAGCAGAAGACGCTCCTGTGTTTGCAGCAGAAGATCCATCTGTACCCAGAACGCTGGGGTTTCCAGAAGAGCCTGAATGTGTAGGGACAGCAATTGAGTGCAAGTGAGCACCACTAACATCAGTAATAGTAGCACCAGTACCTGCACCAGGCAATTTTACACAAGATGATGCCGAACCAACTGTAGCGTGCAATGCATGGTCACCTGTATGTGCGTGAGTACCTGCTGAAGCAGTATTAAATGTAGTATGGGTATGTGCAATTGTATGAGTATGAGTATGATCATGTACGTGAGCAATAGTGTGCGTATGAGTAATAGTATGTGTATGGGCAGAAAGAGTGTGATCATGAACTGCTAGGTTTGCTTCTGTAAGAGTTACTGTGTTAGGTCCTGCAACTGCTCCTAAGGTTGCATATGTACCAATTGGGAATCTACTGTTCATATTGGGCAAAACTATGTCTGCCCCAGATTTCCAACCTGCTGGAATAACTGCCCATAAACTAGGATAAAGAGTCTGACCACCTACAATTGTAGCGCCATTTAAAAGAAGCCATCCCGTTCCAGGGTCTGTCCAAATACCAAATTTAATATCACCTGAGGCATAAGCCATAGAAGAATCAATTTTATGGGTATGATCCGCTCTTGCGGGAATTGGGGATACTCCAGTAGAAGTTACAGTCCCAATTGTAGTTGCCAACTCACTTAAGGAAGCAACAGGAAGCGACTCTCCAATGTAGTGCTTACTGTGATCCATGTGAGTTGTGTAGGTAAGAGGCTCCTCACGAAAAAGATCTGCTTTATCACTTGTAGCCATTAGCTAATCTGCTCGCCAACAACCCGCACAGTATCTTGGGCGATTGCCATATCCTTGATTTTAATTTGGGACGTCGCACTTTGAAGTTCTGCTCGCAAATTAAAAGCACATCTTCGATAACGGAATCCTGACTTAACAAGAATCATGTTGGAACCCACTCCAACCGTAAAGTCAGTTATAATTCTCCCTTCGACTTCTGATGCTTCATCAATAGTCATATCTATATCCCACGAGCCAGCAAATTCATGTTCAGCATCAGAGGTATAAAGTTCCAAGAACGCTTTTCTACTTGTCTTAATTCGGAACTGATTTCCCCCATCGATCGATTTTGTCTTTAAATATATACCTACAGGATCTTCTCTGAGAGTACCACTAATATCAACATATTGATCTGTGCCGCCGTCCATAATTTGAACCTGATAAAGAGCATGAGTCGTACCAGGATCAATATTAGTCGTAATAGCTGACATTATGTAGACAGTAGGCTCAACGTTCAAATAGGAAGGAATTTTACTAGTCATCGACCAAATCATAGCGAACTGCTCTGTCCGGGAACCTAGTCCGTGTCTATTCATATTCCATTCTGTCCAACCTACAGGATCTAGTTTAGAATAGAAAACACGACAGTTTGGTACATCGTAGTAAGCTTGATTAGTAGCAAGCTTTCCAATAGAAACCACCATACCATCTTCATAAAGACAGATAGTATGAATACGGCTTCCTTTAGCCAAGAACCATTGATCTTCAATCACACCAGAGAGTTTTGTGACTGCTTGTGTGTTAGTAGCCCAAACACCCTCTGTGTTGACGAAGTAGATAATACCCTTCGACTCAAAGGCACACTGACTGGTAGTTGAAATAGATTTCGAGTCCAGAAGTCTTTGAATCCAAGATCCAGGTGCACCTTCAACAAGAAGCGTAAAAAGACCTGCCGTCGTAAAAACAGCCAAACGGTTACCAAGAGGAATAACCTTCTTGATATTACCGGCCCCTGTAGGTCCAACAAACGGAATTCTATTAGAAGCCGCCGACCACGTTTCAGGGAATCCACCTACAGAAGCGATATCCGTAAAATACAAATAATGTCCATTGTAGGCCCACATTCTATCCTTGAATGTGAAAAGGCCCTTAAGAGTCATACCCGCCGAAGAAACAATAGCCGAATAGGTAACTGCGTCTGTAGCCCAGTTGATATTCGAAATCTTTTTAATTCCGTCTGCTTTAACAGAAAAATAGATCACGTCACGATATTGAGCGATTCCTTGAACAATGGCGGGAATAGAGACGGACATAAAGCCGTCGTTAGCGTCATGAGTTCCTTCTGCACGAACTAAACTCAATGATTTTGGATTAACTCCTAATCCAGGAACAGCAAATCCTGCACCAGCCCACATAAACGCCGGCTGAGATGAATTTTGTCCCCAAGGATCTATCTCTGTGTAGTAATATTGATCGTCTGACTCCCCTGTAGTATAGAAGGGAGAATAATCAATTACTTGCCAGTTGATAGTAGAACGCTTAATTCCAATTCTGTTCTCTAAAGAGTCTCCAGATGCTACCATATTGTAGCAAATGGCAGAATACCCGTCTGGGATGTTAGACGACAACTCAGAGGTATACATGCCCTGACCTAAAGCAATAGGCCAGAATTCCTCTCCTGGGATATTCGATGCAAGAGCCAAAATTCCGCCTTAATATACTTCATCGTATTCGTTAAAGTCCTCGGGATCTTGTCCCTTATACAGAACAGTGTCAGGAGCCTGTGCCTCAGAAGCACGAATGCCTACATTCCTGTCATACATTTCCATATATTCTTGCATTCTCTTAGTTTCTCCAGACTTAGAGAAGGCCTTAGCTAATGCAAAGTTAATAACATCGGAATGGAAATTTGATGGAACTGTAAAAGTGTTTGCCGAGGGAAGCCCTGTCATTAATATTGGCATTTTGTTATAGGAGATTTTGATGACAGTAGTAGATGGAACCATCTGCGGCCACAGGTGAATTATCTTGTTCACTGTGTACCAAAATTGAGGCTCTGCTGCTACTGTATCAGAAGCTCCTAGACCGTCCAATTCTTCCAGAGACGTAGTCTTTAAAGCTCTACCGTCTATGGAGAGACGTTTGACAGTAATATGCTCAGGGATTGAGAGAGGAAATGCACCTACAGTGGAGTCTACTGAAACATCATTAGATCCTGCACGACGAATGATATCAGTTTCAGCTTCAAGGATATAAGCGTAGACGTCTTCTGTAGTGATGACAACGTCATACTCATCTATGAACTGGCGTTTAATTTGAGTTACAGCATCGGCTACTAGCATTTTTATTTCCTAGAAGCTGGACGATCGTCGAAAAACGTGATTAGTTCACCCGTCTGACTGTCTCTGATGGTGTACCTAGATTTTTTGGAAGCTATGACAGAAGCAGCTATATCATGCTTCTCCATCATATCTTCTTTGTACCGTCGATTACTTTCCGCCTTAGCAGTAACTTCCCAGTCTTCAACTATTTTCAGTTGATTACCACGATAGCCGTCCGCAAGACGAAGACGAGTTAGAAGCATATCATCTAGCTTCCAAGCAGACATAACCGGCCTATTAATGCCGTCCTTACATCTTTCGATCACAAGAAAAGGAGGATCACCAGGATGATCTGGTCGCATATTACAAACCAGAGTCAAATTGGGATCATACTCCTTAATAGCCTCTGCTATACGAAGAGCATCAGTTTCTACAATATTGCCATCGACTATAGTGAAGCCAGGGTTAGGAGCTTCCATTCTTCTTTTCCTTTAGCTTCTTTGCAGCCTTTGAACGAATAGCCTTCGATCCGTATTTATCCGCCCATTTACGCGCTAAAGCAGGCTGCTTGGCCCAGAGGTATCTACGTTGCTTTTCAGATCTAAATGGCACAGGGGAACTCCCTTCTACCCTAAAGTAAAAGAGGTGTTCCCCTGTCCATTTCCGTAAGCTACGACGGTTAGCTTAGGCTTCTGTCAGATTCGTGAGCTTTCCATGAGCATTGCGCTTGTGAGTACCAAGCTGCCAGTACTTCTTCATCAGGCCTTCAAAGGCATCGTAATCAACGACCCACTTAAGAACAGATCCGTCCCGGTCTTCCCAGTACCAATCCTTCTTTCGCCAGATCTTGATTTCCTTCTCGTTAATGAAGAACATGTGCTTCGCAGGAGTATCAGGATCTGCTACAACTGGAATGTCCGTACCTTCACCGTACATGAAAGAAAGCCCGGTAAGACCGCCATCAAACCTCTTTGGTTCATTGAAACGCCGGAGACCTGTAAGCAGGTTCCAATACGCACGACGAACTCCAAGAGAAGCAAAGATAGCAGTAATGTTAGGACCTCCGCCAGCCTTACGGATATTATCAACTGCTGCAACCATTACCAGTTCGGTAAGAGCAGTAGTTGAACCATCTTCGTAAGCTACCCACTTTGGAGTAGTAGCTGGATCAAGTCCGTGGAGAACACCAGTAGAGTCAATGATCTTATTAAGACCATGAGGTTCCTGGTTGTAGTCACCAAACCTGGAGACGTAGTTACCGATAACTGCACCAGCAATTGCAACGTCCACCGTAAATGTGGTGGCAGTAAGAATTGCAGTAATAGTCTTTTGAGCGCCACCGGAAACAGGAGTTCCTGCTGCGGTAACGTCGATAACCATACCTTCTTCGAGGTAATCCGTGGAATCAACTGTCAGAGTGGTTCCTGCTGAGTTAGCAGTAACTTTCGCCTTAATTCCAGATGCAATAGCCGCATCGAGGTGGCCATATGCAATTCGGTTTTCGTCCTTTTGAAGGTCTTCCTTGATTCCATCCATTTCCATGTCCATACCGGAAGTGAATGCCTGCTTATTAGTTTCAGCAAGATCAATAAGCTGCCCAGTCAGTCGAATACGGCCATAACCGTATTTCAACGTTTCTGTAGCAGCCTTAAGACCCTGCCTACCCGCAGGTGCAAGGGCTGTATTTTCTGCACGATATGAAATACCGTGGTTACGAGAAATACGTACCGGGAAGGTAACATATTTACCACCTACAGCGTCCTCTGTAACACCTTCAGCAGTTCTCTCGATTCGCTTAATGGTGATTCGTTCCTCATTAAGCTGGTTGTTGATGTTACCTTCGTATACCTCTTTCAAGATACCGGCAACAGTGGTCAGGGTTGCAGACATTTATTCCTCTCCTAACATGGCGAGAACAGCCTTTCTTCTAGCTTCGCCACGTAGTTCTGCTGGGTTGATATTTTCGTTCGGAACTCCACCCCCCTGACCACCAGACGAATGCGTCTTTGGAGGCTGTCTTGGCGTAGTTCCATTTTTTCCAGCAATTTTAGCCTCGAAGGCTTTATATTGCTGAATTGCTTTGTTCGGATCACCGTGTTCCCCAAGTCTTAGGAGAACCCAGTCATCATCGAAATCACCAAACTTAGTATGCATCACTTCGAGGAACTGGTCAAGTTGAGCCTGTTCCTGCTGCGATGTCTGAGACTGAGTTTGCTCTTCTTTCCATGCACGAAGCTCTTCAAGTTCCTGCATTACGTTCTGTTGGAATACTTGATCAGAATCAGGAGGCTCCTGGTATTCCTGTTCATATTCGTATTCGTTCATTTGTTCCTCTGCTTCTAATTCGAGAATACGCAGGAGTTCTGCATCGAAATTCTCTCCGTATTGTTCCTGAAGACTCTCAAACATAAGTTTGAAAACTCTTTCTGGATTTTGTCTGAAATTCTCAGCAAAATTTCGATATTTCGCTAATTCCTCAGCTGAACCTAATGCTTCGTAAGGCTTGTGCTTCTCTGACCACGACTGAAACTTCTTAGTCGATTCTTGATCCCATTTCTTTAGATAGGGAGCAACAATTCCTCTGTGTTCAGGCGCTACTTCATTTAGCCAGGGATTTCCACCCTGTTCTGTAGGTTCTACAACTGACTCTACCGTTGATTCCTGACCTTCTTGTGAGGCTGAACCACCGAAAGATGCGTTAACGTCCATTAATATCCCTGCTGCCCGTTAGAAGAAGGTTCCAATTCCCTTGGAGGAACAGTTTCTTCACCTTCTGGTTCTTGTTTCATTGCTGCATCTGCTTGAATTGCGTTACGTTCTTTAAGAATTTCCATCTTGTGTTCGTCAACGTGGTCTTGAATAATCTTCTGAATCTCAGGTGATAAAAGTTCATATTCTTGGCTCTTTTGGAAATTTTGGTGTTCTTCAACATGCACCGCATGATCATCAAAGGGGTTAACCGTGATCTCATACATGACTGGTTCCATTTGACCAGTCTCAGGATTAGGTTGCAGAATAGGTTTACCCAGAGGATCGAGCATCTCCGTCTTTTTATTAGGCGGAACAAGCAGCTGTTGCATCATTTGCTGAGCTTGTTCAGGCGGTATCATCTGTAGTTGCTGCATCATCTCAGGAGTCAATTCAGGCTTAGGAGCAGAAATGTCAACCTTTGTAAGACGCTGTCCCTCAGACATATATATGTTCTCTCTTTGAGCATGACGAACATCTAACATCAACTCTTCATAAAGCTTATTTGTCTCAGACATTTGCAGATATCTAAGAGCTTTACTAGAATCGATAGCTCCGAGCTTAAGCAGTTCTGTAATGAACGCCTGCTTAGCAGCTGTAGACCTAGGAGCCATTGATCCAGCTTCAACCCTAAAGTCTGTAATCGGATTCAGGTCAGTCTTCTTGAATTCACGAACTTCCATGAATTGGTTTCGAGACGTCATTCTAACGATTCGCTCTTCTGGCCAATAATCATGCACATTCGCTAGAACTTGCACACCTGTTTCTTGAACGGCGTCTTCCAAGGATTGTACGGTGTGATAAAGAATCGTGTCGTTTTCTTCCTGCAAATAAGCAATAGCCGATGCTGCTTCGACACCTGGGGGAGTCCTTCCTTTAGCTACCTCGAATTGAGAGGCAGCATCATCCATGTCCCTTACAGTAATATCGAGTTCCGCAGGAACATTAGGAGGAAGCGGGGGTTGTTCAATTGCTTTAGGACCTTCAAATCCCAAATGCACAGGAAGCAAAAGACCTGGTTTACCTGTAAACTTCTTTGGATCGAATGCTCCAGGTGTATACCACCATTGTGGCTTTCCAGTAAGATTACGCTGCTCCAGCATAATGCTTCGAGTTCTGTTGTATTCCTTCTGTAGAGGAATTAGAGCTTCAATTACGCTTCGAGCGTAAAACATTCCAGAAGGAATATGATCGATCTTTGCGAAGGGGAACCGACCGTGACGATATCCAAATTCGTGATTATACTTCCTAAGACCTTCTTCTACAGAAGCTCCCGGAATGTAATTCTCTGCAAGAGGGTTTTCTTTATAACCTACAGGGTTGCGACTAGGCTCTATTTCGACAGTTTCTGGAGATTCACTAGGAAGGACACTCGGATCTTCTCCTTCACTCTCCATAAAAGGTTCAGGAATCTCAGGAGCTTCATATACATAAAGCATCTTCCCGCTGCCGTAGATGAACATAGCGCCCTTAGGGAAATCCTTGCAGGGCTTTACGTACCATTCCTTAACGTAGACCTGCTTATTCTCCGCTTTCGGGTTACTGTTAATACCTACAGCTGCTGTGAATCTTTGGTCAAGAAGAATATCCGTCGATGAAGTATCAGCTTCGCAATCGACCCCGAAACACATATACGCAGCTTCGGCTGACATGGTCCTAGCGTGGCAAACGAAATCTTGTTCCTGTAGGTCAGGTTGCTGTAGGTTTCCTACGAAAAGATGTAGAGCCGTTACGGCTTCAAAGTCAATTCGACCGGGCATTCCATCCAAGTCGTTTTTGTTCGGATCGTAGTAATTCTTCAGGAAACCTGTTCCGTGTAGTAGCGCCCATAAAGTCGCTTCGGTTCTTTTTCTGTTGAAATACTTAGTCCGAATAGTGTATTCAGCAATGGCATCCCCCGCCATTGCTGCAAGGCGATCTTTTTGTTCCGTCGAAGAAGGCATAGAGTAATACTGCGGCTCTTCTTTTGTAAGCTTCGTAAGCTCCGTACGAACTATTCGGAGAATACGATTGGCAGTGTGTCTAACTCTCCACGGATGTTCGATAGGCTCTTCAACGATATTAAACCCGTTGGCAGTCTTAGTCTGAGTGATCCATTGCCGACCAAAGTAAAATAGCATATTACGATGCCATTGAGCCTCGAATCGGAGACGTTCTTGCTGACAGGCTTTAAGCTTACTATCCCACTTTTGCATGAGATTCGCATCAGCCGAACCTGTCAACAGAACGTCTACCATTTTTTGTTTACCAGCCGCCTGAGCGGCCTGCTACCTTTGTCATGCGTTTGCCTTTCTAGTTTCGTCGCCGGACTTTTTGTCACTTTTACGAACGTCCGCAAGCGGGTCCGTAATGTGCTTGGCGGCGAGTTCATCCCGAAATTCGGGAGTCTCACGCTTGACTGTCTCTTCTCGTGTCTTGTCTTTCTTTGCAAGTTCAGTAGCTTCGTCCCTAAGGGCTTGCTTTTCTGCTACCTGCTTTTCGTGGACCGCAAGAGAGTCTTCGGGTGGAAGAACTGGCTCCATAAGGTCTGCCGGGATAGTCCTTCTGAAAGCGGCATCCGGTCTATCTACTGTGACACGAACCATCGTTGCAAGATCCCCTGGAAGAGTACCGAAGCGTCCGAGTTCCTCACGGAAATCATCTTCCTCAATTTCTTCTCGAAGAAATGCTACAACGGCGTCCTGCGGCGTCTTAATTGCAAGACGTGCACGAACGTCGTCAAGATCGCTCGTCTTCGTTGCTGTTGCTGACATCATTTGCCTCCATTTGTGCAAACTTTATTGCCCATTCCGTATCAATATCTTCGTCAGACTCCCTGTCGGGATTTTCCTCCGAAGAAGGTTCTAAATTCGGATAGGGGTTTTCTTTCGCCATCAGAGTCATCTGTAGACTCTGATTCAGATCCAGCACTATCTTCATCGAAGATTGAAGCGCTTGGATTAATTCTGCTTGGGATTGGATCACGAACTGTTCCGGTGTCTGGTTCAGGTTCGTCATGTTGTTCCTCAAATTCTATTTCTGTGAGTAACTCCTTCTTATTTTCATAGGTAGGCGTTTCTCCGTCGTACGTAATACCTTCGTATGCTTGTGCTTGTCTGAGAGTGTCTAGAACTTTGGCGTCGAAGCAAAGATTGCAAAGATAGATTACCCCGTTCATAACGGGATTGAAATGTAGATCGATCTGAATTTGAAGATCGACAAACCACTTACGTTGATCCTGCATACCGCACTCAATACAAATATAAGGCGGAAACGTAGGCTTCCCCATAACGATGGTCACTTCTTGACCTTATCCTTATTCATAATCTTATCCCACAACCTTCTAAGCCAGCCACCACTTCTACCCGCTACCATCTCAACTCCTATCCTATCGGATTCCTTGTAATTTGAACTCTGCCGTCTTTCCCAGTTTTACGTTCGGCTACAAGCTCTCCACCAGGATAAGAATACCAAATCTCATGGATCGTTCCCGAAGGGTCTTCATCTCTGTTGTATGTGCATCCTTCGGGCGGAGTAAATTCTGGAAGTTCCATTTTCTCTGGCATTACCACTCAATTCCTAAGTTTTCGTCGTAGCTTTCTGGTTGCGAAAAGCAAAGTTCGTAATCCATATCCTTCAAACCAGCTTCTGGAACGTTCAAGAAGTTGAAAGGCTTCAAATCTTCTTCACCTTCTAATGCGGGCCGAGACATTACACCGTACCTTAAGGCATCCATGCAATGATCGTCCTTCTTAAGAGGTGTCTCTTTCTGATTCCTTCTTGCGGCTATCTTGGAAGATGAGAAGCGATCCCATCTATAGTTGGATATTTCTTTTAGAGTATGCCTACAGCGCTCAGATATGAAGAGCTTCTTCATTTGAAAGCGATTCTGGCATCGAACTATTCCAGCGTTCACGTCTTTGTGACCGAGAGCTATAGCAACACCGTGTTCCATATACTCCGATTGAATGGTGGTGCCAGTAATCGCTTCCGTTCTCGTTAAGTTACTAGGGTCTCCTACGCAATATATCGGCTCGACGCCTAGTGTTTCAACTCGTTGTCTATAGATCTGAGCTAGGTCTTTGACCGTCGTTCTATTGAGGTAAATCTCGTCGTATGCAATGATGACGCCGTATTCATTAAAGCAGCAAAAAAGAAATACAGTAGGATTAGAAAAACCGTGATCCATGCAAGTAAAATGTCCCCAACCTTTGACAAAATCTTGAAATAGGTGTGATCCAACGAAATCTGGAACAACGTTTCCTCCCTCCAAATAAGACTTAGCCGAAAAAGTTCCCTGGTAGACAAGACCGGTATGGGTAATAAAGACGCCCTTAGTTCTGGCAGCCCTTTCTTCTTCCGAAAGTCCCCTGGTAAGTCTATCTAGAGAAGAGGCTGGAACATGCGGGTTATCTTCTGTGTCTACTTGTATCACGAAAATACTCTGATCGCCTGCTTCCCAGGGTTCATAAATCTGAGTTTTTACCCAGCTCATTTCAATTAACGGCGTCATAGAGATCCAATAAGATCCGTCTGTGTCTATGAGACGCATCAAGCATTCGTCGTAAATGTCTTTGGGAGGTTCTTCGTCGAAATGAATGAAGTGTCTGGAAGTTCCTGCGAACTTTCCCACGTCCTGCTCGTAGCTCATAAGTTCTACGAAGGAGCCGTTGTTCAAAGTTAGAGTACGGCTCTGCCTGTCGTAAGAGTCTTCCCAAGAATCGTTGATGAGAAAGCTTCGAGGTGTCCATTTTGCCAATTCTGGTAGAATGATCTTCTTTACGCCGTCTTCAATATCGACTGCGACTATTCGACCCCTACAGGGGGTAGGAATATCGTCTCGGAACCTGTGGTTCCCGGTAAGCCACATTAAATCTTCGCAGACAGAACCTACAGTTTTGCCTGATCTGTTTCCACCTATGAAAAGCTTTTCCTTCTCTAGGCTTTTATGAAAGGCTACCTGTTTCTCATGCGGGTTGTAAGCTACTAGGCCAGGAGAAATAGATGCTCGTCGGAGCATCTCTTCTGCAAGTAAGGCTACTTGGCCTAATGAGATTGGCTCGTCAGTTCGGTTTGGCATAGTCTATCTATCAGAGATGTATCGTAATTGCCGTCAATTTGCGGATTGTCTAATATGATCTGCAATTGATGAACAGCTTGTGTGCAGAAGGCTCCGTAGACTCCGTCGTTTCGAGCCTTATAAAGTCCTCTGGAAGCTAAGAATTCAATTAAGTTGAAGACGTGGATAGAGGAATCTCCTGGAAACATCGGGTTAAGAGGTGGAGGGTTGCTACTTCCTAGGACTAGAAGCTGGTTATCCTTTAAGCAGTCAGTAGGCTCTTCGTGCTTCCCAATTAGCATCAGAACTCGTAACTTCTTCGTAGAGGGGCATTTGGTAATTCCTCCACGAACTACGAAAACGCCAGTTCGATTCTGAGCGATTGCGTAATTATACGGAATATCTGATAGGCCAGTCTGATTAGTTTCTTTCAGAAGCATGTTCAAGACTTCTGTAGGATCTTGCTTGACGTAAAGAGTTTCTCGCCCAAGGGCGACGAATTCTACACCTACAGGTAGCCCCTCAAAGAAGGGCATTCCTTCAAAGGTGTCCCCTCTAGTAGAAGACCAAGGAAGTCTGCTAGTCCAAGTATCTCTAGTTAAATAATTCATGCGCTCAATTCTTTCGTTTCGATGATGTTAGATTCCTGTAACTGATTTGCGATCTTACCTAAAACTTCGGGGGTCACGTGCATAGCTACGATGTCGATGATAACTTGCAACATCGTCAGAATTGTTTGATTAGAATCGTTAGGGCGGTAGATAGACTTCATTTCGTTAACGTACTTAATAGTAGGTAGGTCGTTCCTAGCTACTAGTTCCGCTAGAGCCCTCTTAGAGTCTGCAACTACGTCTTCATCGAAGATAGAATCTATCTTATCCTGCCAATACTTTCGATGATCTTCCTGCCTTAGCAGGTTTTGCCACTGAGTAGTAGAAAGACCTGCCTCTTTAAGACGAGCAGATACGCTCATTCCTTTATGAGGGGAAGATAAAAGGTTACAGGCTAGAACGAAATTAGGCTCCAAGTAGCCGATGGGAGTTTCATACGGAGTAATCCCTCTATTAGAAAGACTTTCCTGTGTTGACAGGGTCAGATCATCCCATTGCTGGAAAGTTATCTTCCCGAATTTGTTTTCGGCTTCCTTTTTGGAAGGAAGACGCTTATGAAGGAAGAAGTGGACTTCGACAAAGGTAATGAACTGTGAGCGAAAGTCGGATTGGGGATGAAAGTCGATCTTAGGCGTTTCCTTTGAGGGCCAGTTACCTGGTGTCCTCTTAAACGCGATTGGCGGGGATGGAACCTCTGAAGAATTATCTTCTTTGTCTTCTTTTTGATGAAAGGCTTTGAGTCCATCTAAGAATCCTTTCGCATCTTCTACAAGCTTTTGATTCTTGTTCATACGAGTCTTCACTTTTACAAGATAGCTTGTCTGCTCTAAGAAGACAAATCAAAAATTTTCTGGGATAAAAGATTCCTTCCAGGTAGATTTCGAAGAAATCCTTAAGGCTTGGTAGATTTTGAAGAAATCCTTTCTGCTCAGAGAGGATTTTCTATTTTTCTAGGAGTTTCTAAAGAAATCAAGATTCCTTTAGTCGCATAACGGGGATCAATCCGTTAGGGTACATTAACATGCCGTATAAGGTCGCCTTTCTGCATAATGTTAAGGGGGCTTTACAAAAAACGAGAGGTCCACCTTACAAGGTAGGTTAATCATAACTAACTCAGGTGCATATGCTCACAAGATCCTAGGCCGTAGCTAGCATAGGTACTTGTAATCCTATGCCGTAGCTAACCTATGCTTACAAGATCCTATATCGAACGTACGTTTAAATTCCTCGGGAACTTTGTCGAAACATCTTGACTCTCGACGGACATTCTGCGCATACTGTACTTGGGCCGGGAGATTCCCGACCAGGAGACAAGGAGGTTCACGAAAGTGACAGATACGAACGTGACGGCAGTTGCCGTCGAGACTCAGGCGGAGGTGAGCTTCGACGAGATTATGGAATCTCTCAAGTTCATGTTCGTGCAACTCTACCCGGTCGTTTCCGGGAAGACCTGGACGAAGTGGAGTTTGTCCGACCAGACAGAACTTCGGGAGACGATGGACAAGATCAACTCGGTGCGGTCAAAGTTGCAGCCCGTGTTCGACTCGACCATTTGGGACGGACACGATGACGGCTCGGTCGATTTGTCGATCGAATCCATTCGAGCACGCAGAGCACCGGATTCGGCAACGCCGGGACGTAAGCCCGCCGTTAAGTCGGTGGACGAAGTCTTCGACGCTCTGTAGTCGGTAGGTATCCCGACCCTACACAATTCGATGGCGGATTGTGTAGGCGGGGATGCTAATCGGCATCGCACAAACAAGGAGGAAAATGAAATGGCACCGTACAAAGAACCGTTCTCCGAATCTGACG